CATGATTGAAATATTCCTTGATGGTCACTTCGCATCCTCCGCCTTTAATCTTTTCGGCACGCTCAATGGTCAGCTTCCAGACTTGCTGGTCGTCCTCGTACATATACCCTTGTAATGAGTCACATATTGCTTTTCCGCAGTTATCTATATCCATTAGTCTCTTATCTCTTGGATGTAAGATTATGGACAGTTCTACTGGATGACCCCCAAATCCTTGCAAGCCTGTGCAGGCTAGTGCTACCGCTTTCTTAAACTCCATTCCCCGCTTTGAAATGTACCGGCGATGACCGGACGCCATCCAGTATGCATTGACGCTGGGTGGGTAAGGAAGACTAAGGGTAATCACCTATATTCAGCTTTCTGTTATGGCATTAAGATGGATTCATTATATAGGGGAATTATGGAAGACGGACGTATTGATGGGGTTTGCCCTTGTGATAAATGTGAACACACTCAGGTATGCAAAGAACAGGAATGGGCTTGCAGACCTTTTGCCAGCTTTGTTTGGAGCAATTATTTTTACGAACACACTCCAAGAATTCCGTGTCGCGGAACATTTAATAAAATATTTAATGTCAGGGACAATCAAGAACTGAAGGACTTTTTGCACAAACAAAAAAATGAATATACAGATAAAGATAACGAGGGAAAATGAAGACGGGTCAGCCGATGCTGTGGTTGACTACGACGATGACGGACTAAAAGTAATAGTTCAATATGGCATAGTAGCCATGCTTAAAGAGGGCATAGAGGAAATGAAAAAGAAAGACGACAAACGACAGATATTAGAAGATGCGATTGAGGGGTTTTATTCTGTAATACAGGACATCAAACTCTTATATAAGACTCATGGAGACCGTAAGTTACCCATGGATGAAAATGAAATGGCAAACGCCCTGCTGGGATTGGAAACCAAGGCGTCAATGATTGCTTATTGGGCAACCAATGCGTATGAGCAATATTTTGAAATGAATGATTATGCGCCCGATTCAATTAAAGCAAGACGGACAGCAATAAAAGATTGGCTTGATGACGAAGAGGGGAGATGCTAATGGAACATGAAATGACGCTTACAGAAGTCAGTAAAGAATTAAACATAGCACGGCAAACCGCAGGATTAATTGAGCGCAGAGCTATGGAAAAATTTAAAGAACTGATGGAGCAAAAAGGAATTAAAATAGAGGATTTATTAAAAGATGAGTAGCTGGTTAATTATTGTGACTGGTCTTATCTATCTTTACATTGGTGTAGAGCAGGGCTTTAAAGGAAATTTGGCGTTGTGCATTACTTATGTTTCTTATGCATTAGCCAACGTAGGTTTATACATGATGGCTAAATAGGAAAAATTGTGGAAAAAGTATTTGCTTGGTATTTAATTTCTTTATACACAGGTGGTTCGGGGTTATTTTATTCTCCGCCAATGGTTACAGAGCAAGATTGCAGAAACTTACAAACAGCAATGAAGTGGGTTTACATCAAGTCAGAATGTGTGCAGTTAAATGTATATTTAGTTAAAAATAAATAGGAACAAATATGAATCGTAGGTCATTTTTACAGGCGGTAGCATTAGGCGTTGGGTACATTACCTTGCCAGCGTTAGCGACCACCCGTTCAACACGAATATACACGGCGCAAGGACTAAAAACCGCCATGGAGAATATGTTTATCTGCAAAGAGGGTGAGCCTAAAGCATTCATGGAGCTAACCCGTAAAGCAGCACAATCTTATTTAACTCCACAATGTTTTGCTTCTATACCTAAAGAGTATGAGATTATCCGTTTTACTTATGAAACCTTTGCTTACGCCGTAGAAGGTGGCAGCGCAATAGATGCAGAGGCACAGTTAGCAACATTCTTTTACGAAGAGTTTCAAAAGATTGCTGATAACAAAAGATATATGTTGATTTGGCGCCGTGAGCCTCACTTTGAGTCTGAACCCATTATTCATTTTGGTGATACATTTTTAACCAAAGAAGAGATTGAAGATAGAGTTTGGAAAAATAAAAACTATCAACCAAAAGTAAAAGTGTTGGGCGGTGATTGGGCAACTTATATCTATGACAGTAATTTAGAAATTCCTATTCCGGTAGGCGTAGATTATGACTTTAATACTGGCGCAATGAAGTACGTTGAGCGTCAAACGATGTTGCATAAAATGCGTATGCGCTTAGTTATTCCCGAAGTTCAAGAGCAGTTTGCAACATTAGTAAAACCCGAAGGACAAATTTATACACCAAGATTAGGAGCGTAAAATGGTAGATTACAGTGAAACATTATTAAGTATTAACAAGTCTATGCAAGAGGTTCATAAGCTACTGCTTGCAGGAAACATTGAGGCGGCAGAGTCTTATCTTAAAGCAGTATCAGAAAGCGCTGAAATGTTGGCGGCTTGGTTACATCAAAACAAATGAAGTTAACTAATAAGTACAATCTTCCACAGACTTTTGTCAATGTGGCGATGCGCCCTGCTTACACCAAAGGAAAAGCCCATGTATCGGCTACTGAATTATTGAGTAGCCCCCGTGTAGTACAATTAAAAAAGAAACACGATGACGATATCGTAGAAGATGTATCCGATTTAATTTGGTCTATTTATGGGACGGCAATTCATGGAGTACTCGAACAAGGTAAAGATGAGAACCATATTGTTGAGCAAAGACTTCACGCTGAACTGGATGGTTGGCATATTTCTGGCGCTATTGACTTACAAATTGTACATGATGCTGGCATAGAGATTAACGACTACAAAAATGTAGGCGTATGGTCGGTTATGAATGAAAAGATTGAGTGGGAGCAACAACTCAATATTTATGCATGGTTGGTAGAGACCGTTAAAAAGACACCCGTTACCAAGTTAGCTATCGTTGCTATCATCCGTGACTGGAATCGCAGGGACGCCAAAACACGTCAGGGTTATCCCCAATCCCCAGTAGTAGTTATTGATGTTAATCTGTGGTCAATGGAGCTTCGAGAGGACTTCATTCGTAACAGAATTCATTTGCATTCAGAAGGATTGTTTGCAATGGATGCAGGGCAAGAGTTACCGTTTTGTACACCAGCAGAAACGTGGGAAAAACCGACGCTGTATGCTGTCAAGAAAGACGGCGCAGTACGTGCAAAGTCAGTGCATGAAAGTTTAGAGGAAGCAGAGGAAGCGTTACTGAAATCAGGAAAAGGATATGCTTTGGAAATTAGAGAAGGTGAGCGTACTAAGTGCGCAAGCTTTTGCCAAGTAGCCCCATTCTGTAATCAGTATCAACAGTATTTAGAGGAGAAAAAGAATGGTGCATAGTGAACCAAGAGCTTGTGTAGTAATTGAAGGTAAGACATTTTGCGAGACTCATCCAACCACGCCGGAAAGTGTTGCTAATGCTTTAATTGGGATTCCTTTGGGTTTAATTACATGGGCAATTTTAGGGTTTTGTGTTGCCAAAATATTTGAAAAGATTTTTGATGTAGATTTTGACAATCCAATTGTAATGATTGCTGCAATGTTATTGCCACCCATGATGATTGGCGTAATTGTTTTATTGTTAAGTTGATATGGTAAAGAGGAGAAAGAAAGTGACTAAGGCAGATTTTATTCCTGCTGGTATCACACCATACGACAACGGCAAGATTAAGATGGGTATCTACTATCAAAAGCCAAAGTATGTAGAGATGGATACAGATATGCTGGAAATTCAGAAGTGGTTGATTGGTGACCCTGATAAGTTGCGCTTTGAGTATTGGTTAGATATGGCTTACAAATTGGCAATAGGATTTGTGGTTTTGATTGTTGTTTTAATGAATGTAAGGAACTGATATGAAAGCAAACGAACATCAGGTTGGAGGAAACCACTATGCTAGAAACGCTATACAGCCTTGGGATTACATTATATCCAATGAACTTGGATACCTTGAGGGAAACATTATCAAATACACTACCCGATGGAGACACAAGGGCGGAATTGACGACTTGCGAAAAGTTATCCACTACGCAGAAAAGTTAATTGAAGTAGAAACTATGAGACATTTTAAAGAGGAGCATGACGGAAAATGAAAACTAAAGAAGAAATGATTTACGATTTTATGTTAGCAATTGCACCAAATTGGCAAGAAATACAATCCGATTTGCTTTCTGAGCAGGATGCAGTTCCTGTACAAGAAATTGCTGAAATTATTTACGACAATGCAGCAGCATTAACAAGAACTTATTTGGAATCATTGTAATGGACTACAAAGAACTTAGGAAGATAGATGTATCTAAATATACTGAGAAGAAGAATAACCTCACTTATTTATCTTGGGCTTGGGCTGTTGACCAGCTTTTACTTGCTGACCCAAAGGCGCACTGGTTTTATCCCGAGTATCAACGCTGGGGCAACGGAACTGTTATGGTGTTTTGTACTGTTGTTGCTAATGATATTGCTCGCACTGCACAGTTGCCCGTAATGGATTATCGTAATAAACCAATTGCTGAGCCGGATTCATTTGCAGTAAACACAGCGATGCAACGTGCTTTAGCCAAAGCAATAGCCCTACATGGAATAGGGTTATATATCTACAACGGTGAAGACTTACCGCCTGACACTGAAGAAGATATGCCAAAGATTGCCAATATCTCTGCTCCGCCAAAAGCGGTTGAGAAAGCCAAGGACATTCCTGCCCCCACAAAGACCGCAGGAAAGCCCGGAGCATGGCAGTTGACAGTCATGGATACCAATGATGCAAAAGGCTGGCTAGAGTCCCTTAAAGCGGGCGTAGATACCTTATTAGCACTGGCAGTCCATCCGGATGATGTAGCCAATATCTTTAAGAATAACCGAGTGGTATTTGACAAAGCCAAAGCAATGGATGAGAAATTCTATTCAGAAATGATGGTCTCATTTAGTAAAACCAAAGAATCTTTAACGAAAGGGAAATAAGATGGATTATCCAAATCAAGGAACAATGTGGCACAACGCCGAGAAAAGACACGAAAAGGCACCAGACTTTAACGGTTCAGTGATTTTTGAACGTGAAGTATTGGAGCATTTAATCTCTGAGTCCAAGAACGGCGAAGTAGAAATTAAGTTAGATGGCTGGAAGTCTAAGGTCAATACAAAGGACGGAGAGCGCAATATTCTGCGCATCAAACTTAATACTTGGAAACCTGATGGAAAGACTACTAGCTCGAAAGACCCATGGGATGAGTAAGAAGACAGATTGGGAGAAGTTATCCCATAATCTTCAGTCCGCCTTGAAAGACCAAATAGCTGAAAACAATGAAAAAGATATGGTGATTAGGGATTTAGTGTTTGTCATCAATTATCTTGAAATGAAGTTGGGAATTTACAAAGGATTTAAGGATGGAGACGAGTAAGTTTGAAGGTAAGAAAGTAGCCCTCAAGCAGACTAAGGATGGGTATGCCATGACATTGGCTATCCATCCGGATGAGATACCTGATGAGCTACTAAAAGACTTTGTAGGGGCGCGCTATATGGTTGTGATGGTGCGTCTCAATGACAATGAAGAACCATTAGACCGCAGAGAATATGCGGGCGCACAGATGGTTAAGTTAGCTGGTATGCTATGTAGAGATAAAGACTTTTGGGAATATCTCCATGAGGGCGGTCAGTTATTTGAAGTGAATGAATTGGCATGTGTTGAATGGTTAACTGGTTATTTGAACGTAAATTCTAGGGCAGATATCAAAGGCAACAAACTGGCTCAGGATGAACTAAAAGAACTATATACGGAATACAAAGAGTGGAAAACGACAAAAAGTACATGAGGTATTTAGCGAGCTGTTTTGCTATGAATGGTTTGATTCAGGGCGCTCCTAATGAATTTTCCATGGAGTACATGGCAAAGTTGTCCGTATCATGTGCTGATGCGTTAATAGATGAACTAGATAAAGAGTCGGAAGACGATGGTATTGCTGCAGTAGCTAAACGAGTAAGGAGAAAACGTGAACCCAAATGATTTATTAGCCCAAGCCCAAGACTTAAAAACTCAATACGAAGCTGGCAAACTATCCGCCGCTGAGTTTAAAGAGTTGGTAAGCGACCTTAATATTGCTGGCACTATTATGAAGGACGCCGATAGATTTGAACAGGCTCAAGAAGCCCGTGAAATCCTGTTGGATATTGCAGCTTTAGCACAGGCAGCTTACTAATGAAGTTACTATACACTTTGCCATTTTGTTTAATAACAGGATGCGCCCTAATGATTGGTAAGTATGACGCCAATGAATATGCTTACGTTAATCAAATCCGTACCACAGCGCAGATAAGCGGTTGCACTAAACCAGAGGTGTCCCAGATGTATATCAACGCACTGTTGTTAAAAAACTACAGTCAATATCTGCCTGACAACGACCAAGAAGTAAAACTAATTAATAATTTGTATCAAATTGTAGACCAGCTATATACATTCCAAAATCCTAGTCCAGCATATTGCACTGCAAAAATGAAGATTATTGAGACAACTGCAGAACGTATTCAGGAAGTAACAGGAAGTAAACCAAGATGACAGCAAATGAACTAGCTGATGAGTTGCAAGAATTAGATTCAAAATTGCATTTAATAAGTTTGTTTAAAGCCGCTACCATGCTACGACAGCAACAAGCTGAAATAGAACGCTTGATAGGCGCTAAACCAATAACTTATGGAATGCTGACATTTTGCAAAAATTGCGGTCAACAAAATCCTTACTTTGAAAAAGAGCAAAATAAATGAACGATTTTGTAGATTACTGTTTTGGAATAGGTGTAATTTGTTTGGGCGTTAGCTTTTTAGTCATCTCTGTTGGATTAATAACAGGGTTAATTAGATGAATAATGAACCAGTAGCTTGGATGTTGTTAGGGTTGGAAGACCGCAAGCCAAAGTTAATTAATTTACAGGTGATTGACCATCTTGAAGGCACATGGATTCCACTTTATACAGACCATGTTTGGACTATTGATGCGAAATACAAAGACCTAACAGATGAGGAAATAATTAAAGAACTTGAGTTGGAAATTGAAAGATTACAAGACCAGTTAAACGAGTTTTTGGTTGCAAAAGACTTAGCAATACTAAGAAAGGCACAAGAAAAATGAAAGCTAAAGAAATTGAATTAAAACTTACTTGCCAAATAGTTACCTATAACCAACAAGAAATACTAAAGTTGCGTGAAAAATTATATGAAGCCTTTGAAAACTGCACCCACAATATAGTTGATAGAGAGGGTTTAGTAGGTAATTTACAGCTTGTATTGTCTGGCGAACACTAAGAAAGGCACAAGAGAAATGACTACATTTACTAGTGAAGACAGGATTGGCGCTCAATTTACCCCATTAACAGATGCACAAATTAAAGAGCTTTACATTAAAGCCCATGAAGGTTTAATAGAAGACTGGGAAAATGGCAAGGGCGGTATATTTAAAATAGCGTTTGCAAGAGAGATTGAGCGGGCGCATGGGATTGGAGGTTAAAATGAATGCATATGAATTAGCAGATGATATGGAAAACGGTATGTTTAATGATGCCAATTACAACAGAAAGAAAGCGGCTGACTTTGTACGTAAGCAAGCAGATGAGATTAAAAATTTGCAGGAACAATTTGATAAGGCAATTGAGTTTTTAGCAAAAGCCAACAATATGACACGGAAACAATGATGGAATCTTTGGACGATATTATTTTAGCTTTACGGGCGGCAGGATGGGATGCTCCACAGTATGAAGTCCTAGCTGACGGAAGCTATCATTTTTTTCATAGTCCACAACAGTCATTAGTAGAACCATCCCCCATGGACATCTGCGGTATGTATATTGATAAGATGATACGCAGTGGTCTACAGAAATAAAAAATTACTTGAAATACTTAGACAATCTCCATGCCAAGCGTGTGGTAGAGAAGACGGCACAATTGTGGCTGCACATTCCAATCAGCTTCGAGACGGTAAAGGCAGAGGAATTAAAGCAAATGATTACCGAGTCGCGGCATTGTGTTATACGTGCCACATGGAACTCGACCAAGGTGCAAAGTACACCAAGGCTCGCCGTATTGAAATCTGGGAAGAGGCACACCGCCAAACTATTGGCTGGCTTTTTGAAACAGAACGGATTGAAATAAAGTAGGGGGACGTCCGAAGGACTGTGCGCAGAGGAGTACGCCGCTATCCCCCTGTAGATATTCTACAACTCTAACGGGTCAAATCCAAGCTCATCAGAGATAACTTTAGTACGACGCCTAAATTCAGCGTCATGGTGACTCCATTTATTAGTCTTCCAGCGACTCATATGGACGCATTCATGGCATAACACTCTGATTACAGTAGATAAATGCCCGCATTTTTTCTGGGAAATGGTAATAATGTGTTCAAACTGTTCACCATCATCATATAAATAGGTACCCATCGTCTCTGGGTCATCATCCACCACAAACTTAATCTGCTCTGGCAATGGCATAGCCCACTTATCAAAGGGCTTCATACAGTAAATGGCGCTGTATAGATTTTTAAGGATAGCTGGCGTAAGTTTCATACTTTAGTTAAACAACCACGAAATTCAATATGCTCGTCATCAAATACCTGAATTAGCTCAGGCATTAGTAATTTACCCTTTTCCCAAGATAATAGCGCAAATCCTGAGCGCCAGTCTTTTGGACCATCCTCAGTATAGTGGAGGAACTGTTCTGAATAAGGGTCTGCTAGAGTGCCTGTTTGGACGCCGTAGCGGGTTCCATTATAGTCGGTGAGGGGTTGCACTGCCAAATTGTGTGTGTGCCCTGTAACCATGTTTACGCCCGCATTAAGGGCATTGGCACGACCCGCCCCAAAACCACCTTTCCAGCGGTGTTTAATGCAGGTGTCTTCATTTACCCAAAATGACCAGCAAGGTTGCCATAAAGGGAAGTGGTCTTTAAGGGTAAACCCTGATACGCCCTCATACTGGGGTGCTTGAGCCGCTAGGAACGTTTCAAAGCGAGCGTCATGGTTACCCATTGTCCAAGCTAATTTAGCGCCTACAGCGGCTTTTTCAATGTTTCCCATGAACTCTTGGCAGGCTTCTAGCTCTTCCTTGACTGTGGGGCTATGAGTCCAGCCAATCCTAGGGTGCCTGCTGTTTTGACTTCCATCAAAAATATCGCCGTTCGCTACCACTACTTTGGGTTTAAACTCTTTAATAATCATTAACAGAGCTTTGTAAGCGGTGGTATAGTCATCGGGCCAAAAGTGGGCGTCAGAGAACACTACAACCCTGCCTTTTTCCATGGTAATACCACGCCGAGCATTACCAATGACTTGCTCTAATTTTTTAATAGTTGATTGGGGTGCAGAATTTTGATTGGATGGAAGTTTAATTCCTAGTCTGGTTTCAATAGAACGGCGCCTATTATAGACAGCACGAACATCGTATTTATGAATTTCTGCAAACCGCTGTGGGCTGCCTATTTTTTTCCATTCAGCTATAAACTGGTCATCAGTTAAATAATACCTTGACACATCGTTCTCCTCTGTTGAACTATCACAGATAATACATTGATTTATATAACAATTGTGTGAACCTAGGGAAAACCACTACTCCTGCAATGATTTTACCTGTTCATTAAAGCGTCTCATGATTTGTTGCTTTTGGTCATCAATGGCGGTAATTTTTTCTCTAGGTAATCCGCGCGATTGAAAATCCTTTTTACGCTTGTTTAATTGTGATATTTGGTTCTCTACGTTATTAGCCCGTTGCCATAGTTTAGCCTCAGGGTTATCCCTTAGATATCCAATGACATCACCTTTGGCTTTTTGACGCCCTTTGATTTCGTTCTCATGCTCAGCTAGGCGAGTAACGTTTTCATAGAAACGCTGTGAATCGGCTGCTTTAGACTCTGTATCGCCATAGAAACGACCAGCTAATGGTACACGATAGGCAGGCAGCTCTTCGCCTGTTACAGCCGCTTTTACGGCTTCTTCTGCCTTCATCACTTCACGTCCAGCACCACCAGTAAATTGTCCTGCCAAGTAGTCTAATGCATCAGCCGTAGGGCTAATAGCCCCTTTCTTAAATTCTGTACCACCAGAAGCGTAGTTTAGGAACTCAGACAATAATTTGCTGACTTCACTAGCACCTTCACGGGAGCGTAAATATCCGGGGGTAGGATTAGTTGCTCTATCTGCTTTATAAATAGGGCGTCCAAATGCGTCTTTATTTGCTTCTAGTGCAACCAATGGGTCTAATAAAGTAGGTGTTAAAGTCTGTACACCAAGGCTAGTACCTCCTAATGGGTTAAAGGAATCTAATGTTGTACCCATCATATTGGTAACGTGCTTGCCCGGATTTTTAAATCCACTGATAGCCCACTCTGTAGTCTCACGCCCAATGTTCGGAAACAGATGTAAACCTAATGGCATAGGGATAAGCGCATACTTGTGGTCAGGCAAAGGAATCACAAGGTTCTTTTCTTTAATAAACTCTGGTGGTTCATCTTCGTCAAATCCTGCGGCGGCTAAAGCAATCGCTTGCATAGAGCCTAACAGTATTCCACCGCCAACAATCTTGCGTCCCATTGGACCTTTAAGGGTTTGTACTAATCGTGCAGAACCTTGCATGGACGCATTAAAGAACGCATATAAGGCGTTAATATTGGAACCTAAAGCACCTTTGCGGTCAAAGTTCACAGTCAAGTTCTTTGCAAGACTAGCAGCTTGTTCTTTGGATATGCCTTTATTTACCGCAACCTTATAGGCAGATAGACGTACTGAGTTCTCAATGGTGTCGTTAAAGTCAGACAATAGCTCAGCAGCGCCCATAAATGCTTTACGGAATGGATGATTACCAAGATTTTCTAACTCTTGTTCAACAATCTGCTTTTCTTCTGCTTTGCGAATTAAAGAATCACGGTATAAAGTTTGTCCACCCTCTGCTCTAAACTCTTGCCATAATTTTGCTTCTGGCGTATCAGGCAATTTTTGACCAGCACGTTCTGCTCTTAAGGTTGCATAGATAGCTCGCATTGCAGGATATATTCCAGATGCTACGGCTTTTTGCTCGCCCGCTATCTTGGTGGTAGACAAGTTAAACATGGCGCTTTGTACGTCACGCAGTAAATTGATGCCACCAAACACTGGATTATATTGAGTATTGACGGCGGCAAACCAACGGGTCAGTTTACCAACCATTCCTAGAGCTTCACCTAACTGATTAGGGTCTAGGTTCTTCATCGCCTCAACCATCCGTTTAGCACGTGGGTCATTCTGATTAAAGAATATGTAACGGTCTTTACCGTTAATGCGTACTGGGAATACGTTATCTTTATAGCGCTCTAATGGGTTGACTTTATATCGTACAGTCTGTAATCCAGTCTGTGGGTCCATGTAAATTTGCGGCTTTTTCTTTTCTTCCATCATGCCGACGATATCAGCACCATCTAATCCCATAGATTCAAGTTCGGACGCTAACAGTTCTGGACTCTTAATGGCATCTGGGTTTACTGGCAACCAGAATTTTGGATTAGGATTCTTAATTGCTGCGCCGTATAAAGATTTACCAACACGGATTTTCTCTGCTTTAATGAGCGCACGTTCACGTTGGGCAATAATATTACCCATGATATCTTGGACTTCTTTAGTAGAACCAGTAGCGCGCTTAGAGGCAGGACCTTGGCTACCAAATCCAGAACCAGTACCTTGACTTGGATGGGACGCAAAGTCGTCATCTACACGGAATAACGGAGCATAGTTCTTATAAGTATTGTTCCATGCGTTGATAGTGTCTTGAGTCTCAGCACCAGACTTGACCAATACATCTTGAGTGCCTTTGACCATTTCATCAAAATGCTTTGCGACTTGCTTTAGCTTTGCTTTTTTAGCTGGGTCAAGCTCGTTAAAGTATTTCTCTATATCTGCATAGCTCTTGCCAGAACCTTTGTCTGTCA